CAACATGCCCATTAACACGGTCAGCAGGCTCGACATATCAAACTGAGGCAGATCGGGTAGAGCCACACCGGCATAGGCGCTGGCGAAAATAACAAAGGGCGCAAGCACAAAATGCCAGCACAATGCAACGCCACACGTCCATCCAACAAATGGACGCCAGCCAGCCACGAAGATTGACCTGTGAGACGCCTCAGCCTTGTTTATCTCCAGTTGCCCCTTAGCCAGCTCTTGAGCGTGCCTGTCGGCCATCGTGGCCAGTTCATGCGCCAGCTTATTCTTCTGGTCTTTGTCTTCGATAAACTTGTCCAGCAATCCTGTCACTGGTGCGATCAATGCTTCAATCATTTACTTGCCCTCGTTACTCATCCAGATGCCAAAGGCACCGGTTGCCGCCCCGACTATCGTTGAAACAAACGCTGTCTGCTGCGTTGTGGCTGATGCGCCTAAACCCATAAACCAGTCGCACACATTCCACGCCATTACGGTAAACGCCAGCATCATAAAGCGCGGGATAATCTTATATTCAAGCAGCGCCTTAGCCATCAGCCAAAGCCCTGAACCTTGCTGTTAAACGCTTGGCTCTATTAGGCACCTGATCGAACCATCGTGAATCTTCAGCTTCGGCGGCCACGGTCAGCCACGCCTTCGGGTCTTCCATAGCCTCAGCCACAGCCGCCCACATTTTCTTAAATTTGTTGAAACGTGGATATCCCAGATTAAACGTCATATTGCACAACGCCAATGCGCCGTCTGGATAGCGCAGGTCAAGCTCGTTGAAGTCGACGCCGACGTTGTCACACAATCGGCGGCAGTCCTCAATCGTCACGGCAATGTCGAGGTTGAACGCCTTACGCACGCGGTCCTCAGATACCTCAGTGCCGACCGGAAGGCCGTATTCTGGGTCATGCTCTTTAATTAAATGGCCAATTCCAAACGTGGGCAGATGGAGATGATCCAAGTATATCTCGAACTTGCAGCCCTCGTCTTCAGCTAGTTCTTCTCTCAGTGCGTCTTTATTCATCGTCTCATCTCCAAAACGTGATCGACCGCCTTATCCCAGCTATCAGTTTCCGCAGCTTCAGTGAAGCGCGACGCTGGCAGCCGCATACTATATTGCCGTACACTCGTAACCGGCATGAACAAGACCCTTCGCGCATTGGGGGAAACAAGGCAGAGAACATCGTAATCATCCTTTGTCGGCAGATGTTTTGCTTTACAGCCGTGGCCCAATTGGAAGTGGTGACGCGGAGATCGACCATCGCTATCGCCCAATAAACTCGCAGTCTTTGCCTGCACTCGAAGAAACTCTTGCCCATTCCAAGCCACCATATCTACCCGGTCTTGTTGAGCCATCGAGACGCGCCACCCCTGTGCAAGGATAGCGGCGGCAGCAATGTACTCGCCAATAAGTCCGGTTGTTGTTTCACTCATTTAGCCCTATGGCTCCAGCCGTTGACACCATTACAGCGATAAACAAACCTACCACAACAACCACCAAAGCGAAAATAGCTATTCCTATTTTTACGTTTTCCATTATTTCGTCTTGCCGCAATTGAGCCTGACGGCGAGCCTCAAGCTGGGCGGCCTTGGCCTCCCTGATCCGCTTGGCTCGCTCATCGAGAATAGATTGCCAAGTGCCAGCGCCAAAGCGGTGGTCTGTCAGGCGGCGCACCTCAGCAACGTGTTCAGCAGCGATCTTCGCGTCGATCATTTCCTTGGCTACAGACTGCACACCAAACTGGTCGGCCAGTCCGACACCAGCCTTTTTGTTGCTGGCGGCTTGAACCTGAGCCTGCCCATTCAGCAGCGCGTCGATATCATTAGCGATAGCGCCGATATCTTTTGCGGTGCCGAGTGCGGATTTGATCCCATCCACGCTGGCTTTCACCAACGCTATACCGGCCAAGGCGGTTGATATTGGCTCCATTAGGACAGCATCCCTTTCCTAAGCAAGTCACAACGCCACTTAATCGGCATCAGGTTAGCTATCTCGCCAACCGCCCTAGACATTTCCATAGCACGGTTACGGCACTCTCTCTCGGTGTAATAAGGGCCACGGATATCGTGAAACTCAACGCAGTCGGTTGGTGCGCCAATGACACAAGCCAATATGACTGCCTTGAACATTAGGGGGCGCGGCTGAGTACCTTGTCGAGCTTATCTTCGACACGGTGCAAAGCGTCCATCACGTTACGCATGTCGGAGCGCACATCGTCCTTTGTGGCATATTCCTCGCGGGTCTTATTGAGCAGGATGTTGAGACGCTTTTGCTCTTTGCTGGTCTCGCTTAAAAACCACGCAAGTCCAGCCACAACCAAACCAATGAGTGTGTCGATAAGGCTTGTCATCTGCATTAGATTTCATCCGGCCAGTCATTTATAGGTGCGTTGCCGGTAGGATTACCGTCAGCGTCCACAGGAACGTCATAGAGAGCGATAAAGGCGGCCAAGGTAGTGACAGCGGTGATTGCTGTCTCAATGGTCTCTGAGGCCAATCTAACGGCTGCACGGTAGGCCAAGACGTTGGCGGGTATGTCGGTGCCGTTCTCAGCAGACCGCACGACCATCCAGTCTGTCGGCGCAAGTAAGCCGCCAGCCTGTGCCTTTACTGTGGCAATGGCTTGTGACTTGAGGCCAAGCGTCACGACCTGTTCGCCGTCTTGCATTAGCGGGTCGCCGTTCTCGTCAACTTCATTAACGTCATCAAGCGACTTAGCCACACCGGCTGACCAGTAGAACCGTCCATCGAAGCTATTGTCTACATCATCTTCCCAGACAAGCCCCTTGGCTGCTTTGGTTGCGTCATCCCACAACATCCAGTTTGAGGGGTGCTGGATTTGGTCATTGTCTGTCCACGCTTTGCCAGCGCGGATAATACGACCACTATATTTATATGCCATTGTAAATCTCCGTTATCTGGCGTTAGAGTTCTTTAGGGGCGATTCCATAATGGCGAGATATATGTAAGAGCCGCCGGATGCGTTCTGACTTCCACCAGTTCCACGCGGCTTAAAGCCATTAGACAAAAAATCAAGCGGTATGTTGGTTGGGCCATCTTCTGCATCAGAACTGTTTGCCATTATATTATAGCCCTGCGGATTAGTGGGTGTCCTTACATCATCAAATATATACCAACTATGTGCAGAATCTGTGCGCTTAATCATCAGCCATTGGACACGCCCGCCTGTGTAGACAAACGGCCCATCGCTGCTGCCATTTCCGGTGTAGGAACCCGCCTTGATAATGTCGCTGTTTGCGAAACAGTAGGCTATGTAATCATATGAGCCGTTGTTGCCGCTATAGGTGTTTAGCCCAACTACAGAATTAGTTACACCACCAGCACCCCAATAATTTGAAATAGTGCCGACAGCATTGGTTCCGTTCAAATACAAGAATTTGTCTTTACCCAAGTCCTTGTGATAAACAACCCAATCTACAGCAACATTTCTGCCTTTGACTATAACCATAGATGGCTCTGTTGCGAGGCCGTGACCAAAACTGGCTGCGCTACCTGTGCCGCTATAACTGGCTATAGAAAACCCTGCGTCAACATTCGCGGAAACCTGTGACGTAATGCTTCCTGCGGTATTGCTGACCGCTGTGCCGCCAGCTTTCCAGTTCCAAGCTGCGTAGGTTTGACCACTGGAATTAATTGCGCTATCAGTACCAACCGTGAAGCCATCGGTAATATGGCCTTTAAAAATACTAGTCCAATCAAACTCGGCATTAGTTGAATTTGAAGAAAGCATATTTGGGTTGCTATTGCCTCTAACAGTATCCGCAAGACCGTGTGAGTTAGCGTTACTTCTAGCTTTAAACCAAGTCAGGTCTGCGTCAAAACCAATGCCAGTTATGTTTCTGTTATCTACGGAATCACCAGTCCAAAGCACCGTATTGAAGTTCTCAGACCCATCAATAATCGTAGGCGTTGGAAGGTTTGCGGTACACAAGGCTAGATAACCAGCAGGCGGTGCGTACTGGAAGTTGCCAATGTCGTTGTCATCGGTGAAAGCACCCATCAGCTTTGCGCCAGAGAAGGTGCTGTCTTGACCGTGATTTACAACTATATCTCTCCAACGCCCTACGTCATTGTTGATTGTATAACCTGCTGGATACCAAGTTGTAGCTGTATCAATGCCTGTAAATAAAGCACCAGTACCAGCCGCAGGGTCGCCAGAGTTTGCCCAAGTGCCGTTCTTACCAACGTATAGTTTCCCATCATCAGCGTCATAAGCAAGCATCCATATACCGCTACTATCACCAGTAGGAACTGAAATAGTACCTATGTTTGAACCGTTATTATACCTAAAACCTTGCTCACTGTATGAATAACCGTTAGCGTTTTGCCCAACATAACCATTGCTAGTGCTAATAGGAGCAGCATCATTTACAATACCAGAGAGTTGAGTCGGAGCATCTCCACTTGAACCAGAATTATACCATTCCCAATACCACTTACCAGTGGTCATACCCATTGTGCTTCTAGCGTGATTGTAAGAGCCAATATCTGCGTGGCGAACTTTTGTATTGCCTTCAAAGAACGTCATACCACCTAGCGATGCTAGAGGATTGTGCGTGGCAAAGTTATTCGCCGGACTGTCAGGCAAGCTGTCACGATAGTCTAGGTTGTTAGGTGTCCAGTGGTTGCCCTGACCAGATACGTCCTTCCAGAACGCTGCTTCGCGTGTGTCGGCAAAGGCCATATAGATGTATGTACCGCCAGAGGCGTTTGACGCTGCGTTTGTTCCATCTAAAGTAAAACCGTTTGCATCAAAATCCACATCATATGTTGATGACGTTGCTTCTGCACCGCTGTCATCTGGAAACAACAATATGTTTCTTGGGTTGGTTGTATCTCTTGTATTGTCGTAAATTCTCCAGTTTTGTGCATTATCTGTGCGTTTAATCATAAGCCAAGCTGGCTCAAATCCCAGACCAGTCACAGCATTGCCAGACGCACCTGTACCGCTGTATGACCCGATGGACGAATAGCCAGCCACCTCTGCGAAACAGTAGGCTATGTATGTACTGCCAGACTTGTTATGTGCATACCCACCCGCAGCACCAAACGTAGTGGAATCAGGTGTGCCAGTACCCCAAAAGTTGCTTAGTGTTCCCGCTGCATTAGCACTATTCAGCACAATGTATTTATCTTTAGCACTACTTAATGCGCTGTGATAACAAACCCAATCATCGGTGCCGCTTCTGCGTTTGGCAATAATCATATCCGGCTGGACGCCTAACGAATGTCCAATCGTAGCCGCTGAACCTGTGCCAA